AACGTGGGGCTGACGTCTTGGACCAACCTGACTGGCCGTCTACGGCAGAAGGGGTACAAGAGGATGGGGTGCGTCGCCTCGACCCCGAACGGGTTCGACTGGATGTACGACGTGTTCCACCCCGACGGCGCACTCCACGGCGACAAGGCCTACTCGGACGCCATATGGTACAACGCCGCGAGCTTTGAGAACATCCACCTGGACGAGGACTACTTCGAGACGCTGGCCGCGGGGTACACCGGCCGGATGTACGAGCAGGAAGTCATGGGCCAGTTCATGGGCATCGTGGAAGGCGGGGTCTTCCCCGACTGGAACCCGATGACACAGACGGTGGCCCTGGAGTACGACCCGGCCCTCCCCCTGTACAGCTTCTGGGACTTCGGCATCGGAGACCCAGGCATCTGCATCTTCGCTCAGGTGAAGTGGGTGGTGGAGGAGTTGGAGGTCCAGACGCCGAAGGGCATCAAGCACGTCGAGAAGCGCTTCCCCTACCTGTACATCCTGCACAGCATCGAGGCAAAGGACTGGACTAGCCGTGAGTGGGCGCAAGCCTACCACACGACCCTGGCTAGTGTCTTCAAGGGTGCAAAGACTCGCGCCGACTACGGCGACCCCGCCGGTTCGCAGCGCAACCAGTCCACCGGTACCAGCATCATCTCCGACTTGAACGCCGCGGGGGTGCCCATCCAGGCTGTCCAGAAGAAGCCCCAGGACTACGCCATCCGCATCCTGAACAACATGATGGCCGGTGACCGCATCTCCGTCAACCGGCACGGGGCCAGGCGCGTCTCCGACGCCTTCGCCTCCCACAAGTGGCACATCAAAGACGGCGTGCGCATCGGTGTCAACGCTGTGCACGACTGGACATCCCACTATGTCGACGCGGTGCGTTACGGCGCGACCGCCCTTCTGTCCTTCCTGCCCCGTGCACTGGAGGACGAACAGGACAAGGTCGACTTCGTCCCCGGTCAAATCGGGTACCTACTCGACCAGATGGACGCCAACGAGAAGAACGGAACTGGCCGCACGCGCTTGGAGTACGTGCCCCAGATTCGACCGAGGTAACTGATGGCAGCCAATCGTGTGTTCCGCATCTACGACGGCGAGGACCCCATGCTCGCGGTCTACGCCCGCCGCTTGAACATCGCAGACAAGGTGTTCAAGAAGGGCGAGCCGATGAAGAAGCAATACATGTCGCGCTACGCCAACGACGCGGAGTGGGACCAGTACACCAGCCGCGGCCACCGCGTGAACGTCACGAACGGCATCGGCGTCGTGGACACGCTGTACTCCAGCATGGTGGCGGTGGACATCGAGTTCATCACCAAGGTCATCGGACACGGCACGCAGGCGCAAATCCTCGCCGCGGAGCGCGGCCTGAACCAGGCCTGGCGCGACACGAAGGGCCAGAACCGCAGCAAGAAGGCCATCAAGGACGCGCAGCTTGTGGACATCGGGTGGGTCAAGGTCTACTACGACTACGTGGAAGACGTCGAACTCCGCGATGTACCGGAGGCCGCGCTGCGTGCGCAGGCCAACGAGTTCCTCCGCGAGAACCCGAACGCCTCACAGGAAGAGCTTCAGGACGCGCTAGTCGCAGTTGAGCAGGTGGACATCGTCCTCCGCGACCGCATCTGCGTGGACTACGTCCCGTGGGACATGATTCGGTTCGACCCAAGCGCCAAGCAGATTGAGGACGTGCGCTGGGTCGCACAGTACACACAGCTTCCGCACTACGAGGTGACGCTCAACCCGCAGTACCGCGCCTTCGCTGAAGAGCGCTACGGCGTGAAGAAGGCTCACCAGATGCTGGAGGACATGGAAGGGGACGCCAGCATCCTCGACACACTGAACGGTCGCTACGACGACATCGAAGGCCTGGGGAGTGCGGAGGAGGACGACGACCTCCGCATCACCGTCGTAGAGATGTGGGACTTCGAGACTGGCCTGGTAACCACCATGCCGAGGGATGGCTCGATGGTCCTGTACCAGCGGGTCAACCCCCTGATGTTCAACGTCGACCTCGAAGACCGCAACCCCTTCAAGCCCCTCACCGTGCGTGACCTTCCCGACACGCTGGAGGGCATGGGAGACATGCGCGTCATCTGGCCCTCCTTGCAGGAGTTGGACGAGTACCGGACGAACTTCGCCCGCTACTTCGAGCGCACGGTCCCGAAGATGATTGGTCCCGCGACGGCGATGACGCCCGCGGGCATCAAGGCTTTCCAATCGCAGGAGTGGGGCGAGTACATCGGGCTGGAGCAGGGCTTCGACGCCTCTGCCATCCAGTCCCTCGCGCCACCGGCGTTGCCCCAAGAGGCATTCCACGCGATGGAGAGGGTCGCCCTGGAGATGGAGGAGGCTACCGGTGCCTCCGAACCGATGCGCGGGATTTTCCCCCAGCGCTCAACCACCGCCACGGAGACCAAGATTGTGTCCAGTGCTGGCGAGCAGCGCCAAGCGGAGCGCCGCGGCATCCTGGAACAGTGGTACATCAGCATCGCCCGGACCATGCTGCAACTCATGCAGTTGTACTACAACCGGGACCGGATGCTGCGCTACACCGACGACCTGGGACAGGAGTTCAAGTGGTCGTGGAACAAGGAAGACATCGCAGTCGACGCCGACATTGAGATTGCGCTGACCCCGAAGGAGAACCTGACACGCGCAGAGCGTGTGCAGCGAGCGCTCCTCTGGATGAACCTGACCCTGCCACTGCCGGAGACGGACAGGGGCGAGGTGCTCCGCTTCGTGGGCCGCGAGTTCGGCTTCCGCGACGAGGACATCCGGGCCATGGTCAAGAGCCTCCAGGAGGTGGAGGCCGAGCAGCAGCAGGCTCAGATTGGCGAACAACTGGCAGTCCGTCCGCAGCCCTTCGCTAACAGCCCGCAGGGACTGAACATCGCGCCAGGAGGCGGGCCGTAAGTGGAGTGGAAGAGTCCAGCACTAGTCGCCATGACGGTCGCGCTGACCGCCACCGTCACGTACATGGCAACACTCAACCGCATTGGAAAGAAGCTCGTCGCGGCACAGAGCGCACGGACCCTCGCGGGTCGGCCGCTGCTCTCCGCGGAAGACGCCAGGAAGCACTCCCAGACATCTGGGAAGCTGCCTGAAGGCCATCACGGCCAGTACCTGTAACACCCGACCGAGGCCCTAGGCACAGCGAAAGCCGAGACCGAAGGGTACAGGAGGTAGAGAAATGGCAGGACAAGACCCAGACCTTCTAGCCGCCATCACGGAAGCCGTGAACGAGGCCGGAGGAGCCGTCATCAACGACGGTACTGCATCACCAGCGACTGTGGCTACTCCAGTCGCGGGGGAACAGCCGAGTACGGGAACAGACCCCGAACCCCCGGAAGCTCCAGCCGAGACCACGATAGACAGTGGCACAGCAGGGGAGCCGCCGGAAGCGTATTGGGGAGTATCCCTGGAAGGCCTGTCGCCTGAGAAGAGGGCCGAAATCATCGGCGCTCTGGAGCAGCGTGATAGCACCATCCACAAGCTCCAAGCCAAGCTGACAGCCCCGGTAGAGCCGGGAGAGCAGCCTGTGCCTGAGCCAGTGGTCGCCGTGGATGACATCCCCGACGACGAACTGCTCGTGGCCGCAGGCTACGACCCGGAGGACTACGAGGTGCAGCGCATGGCGAGGTTCATCCTCCCAGGCCTGCGTCGGGAACTGAAGCTGGAGGACCAACTCCACTCGCTCGTCGAGAAGGAGACGGTTCGGGAAGTCGAAACCAGTTGGAACACGGCGCTGGACGAACTGGAAACCACCCACGGCAAGCTGCCGCTGGACAGGGTCCAAGTCCTTCGTTTCGCCATCGACAACCAACTGGCCTCCCCGTTCGAGACGTACTTCCGCATCGCCGCCCCCATTCGCGTGGAGGTGGAGAGCGCGGTTCAGAAGGCTCGACTGGAGGCGGCGCGTGAAGCCGCGGGCGCAGGGTTGCGACCGGGGTCTAGCACCGCCGGACCAGAGGTAATCAAGCCGGAGATGACGCTCCGCGAAGCCGTGGAAGCGGCCGCGATGGCGGCAGAGAAAGAGACCGGCAAGTCCTGGAAGTCCGTCTTCAGTAAGCGTGGCTAAGAGCACAAGGCTGAAGCAGGAGTCCGAAGGAAATGGCTAGTATCTACTCAGACAACTTCGACGTTCTGCTCACCACTACGCTCGACAAGGTCCGTCCGAAGCTTACGGACCAGATTTCCACAGAGAACGTGTTGCTGGCGTGGCTGAACACCAACAGCCGCATCACCGTCGATGGGGGCACCGTCATTCGGCGTCCGCTCATCTTCGCGTTCAACGACACGGTCGGCTCGTACAGCGGGTACGACCTGATTCCCC